ATGTTATTCCTTCTAAAATCAATGGAGTCTACTTTTTTGTTATATATTCAGTCTTTGATTAGATGGTAGTCATCTGTAAGACATGATATAGGACCATGTGTGATTTTAGATTGTTTAAAAATTTGTAGGTGATCTAGATTACGATAATCATCTATCCAATATACATGCTTAAATCCGGCATTAACCAAAATTTTTGTACACATTTTACAAGGTGATAAAGTTAAAAGAACAATATAATTTTCAGGATCATGTTCTTTAAATTTAGCTATCATATTTACTTCAGCATGAATAAAGCCACTTTCACCAGGCTCAAGACTATCTTCTTCAGTTCCAGTTTCTTCATTTACTTCAGCACCACTATATGATCCATTATAACCAAAACTAGAAATTTTACTAAAATCTTTTCTTAGTGCAATACATCCTACTTTAGTAGTTGAAGAATTAGAAAGATTTTTAATGTTTTCTAAAATCTTTGTAAATGTAGCTATTTTTATTTGAAGTCGTTGAATTTTGGTATCCATTTGCTCTTAATTAATTTGGCTCTCATTTTTATACCAGGTTCTTTACTTAATGATTTTGCTAATTTAATATTATCTTCATCATCATCAAAAAAGGTAAAATCATTAAATCCCATTTCTATAAATTTTCTAAATGCTTGCTTTTTTCTTTCAGCAGTAGATCCTTTAAAACCTAATGAAGTATCATTAATAGCAAATATGTATTGTGGGTTTATATTAATTCCATTATGAGCTAAAAATTGCTGTATGAGTTTTGCATCATCTCTTGCTGTTATAATTCCAACAGCTTTACCTTTTTGTATAGTTCTTTTTAAAATGGAAAATACCCATTCAATAATTTTACCAGCTTTAAGAATATCCAAACTTTGAAAATCCGAAAAGTCCATCTTATCATTTGGTCTTTTCCTAAATGTATTAAATTCTTGTGGAGTAAGTTCAGTAGAAAAACCTGTTTTAGGATTATGAACTTTAATTTTACTGCGAGTAACTACAAGAGTATCATCCACATCAAATATGGTAATTGCATTTCTTTTATTTGCTTCAAATAGCCTCACTTTAAATTTTCCTTTTATTATTTATCAATAAAAACCACAGAACACACTAGATGTACTTAAAAGGTGTCTGCGATTAGCAATCCCTTCCGTTAGCATAAACATGTTTTAATACAGGAAATCTTAGACTATATCCTCCGTTTTGATTTTTGCTTTCCTCGAAATACTGAATCGTTACAGTCTTACCTATAATATCTTGTGGAGATTCATAATACATTTCTCTTTGTTCTTTAGAAAATCCTGATCCTACATTTACTTTACAACCTTTGTGTTCAATTGTAATACTACTTAAACATTCTCTTTCTATTTGTTTGCCGTTTTCTGTCCATCGGATATTTCCATTGATTGCATCTAGGACAGTATATTCTGCATCATGGAATTTTTTGACCTTTAGCAGATTATGGCTTCTTTTACCTTCATAGCCTACATTCTTTCTAACCATGATTCCTTCAAATCCTGCCTCTTCAGCATCCTTTGCCATTTCAGTAAATTGTTCCTCTGTTGTTAATTGTTCTTGTGGTAAGAACTCTAACATATCTGAATTAATATTTTCTGGGAGGGAATCATATCCATTTGAAAGTCTTTCAGTAAGTGGCTTAGTTCCAACCTTATTATCAAATTCCTCTAAAGTTAAATAATCAAATACAAAGAATTTAGGATTATCTATTTGATGATCCTTTTTTCTAATCTGTTTCATGATTCCTTGGAAATCTTCATTACCGTCTTTATCGACCATACAGATTTCTCCATCTAGGATAAAATCACCACCTATCTTAGAAATTTCATTTGCTAAATTATCTAATGTTAAAAATTCTTTACCACTTCTAGAGTAAAATGTTACTGTATTCATTTCCTTTCGGCAAATACATCGAACTCCATCTAATTTTCTAGAACCGTACCAATCTCCACTTTGAAAATCTACTCTTTTTACATTATAAGGATTTGCTAATGCAACCTTAAATGTTGGAATTAAATCCGGGTGTACCGCTTTATTAATTGATGTTGTATTAGCACCCATTTTAAGGTCTCTATCAATAATGCTGTAGATAAGAGTTTCGTATTGTTTATTTTCTAAAATAAATCTGTTAACATTTGCAATAGCAGTATGGCCAGTACAAACTCTATTTCTTAAATCATCTAATAAAGTAAAAATACTTCCATAAGTATTAGGGTGACCTAGTAAATCAAAATTCTTTTTGCAATTCTTGGATGTAACATTATACTTAAAGTAAGGATTATAAGTATAGTAGAAAATATTTTGTAGAAATTCTCTATCCTCATTTTCCTCTGAGTTGTCAGCATATTTTTTAATGGTTGCAATTTTATGATTACCTGAAGATGAATCGTTCATTTCATTAATGAAAGATTGTAGATAATCAAAGTTGTTTGTTAGTTCAGTCATATTCCGTTTTGTTTAATTTATTATAATATAAATATAATACATTTTCTTGGGAACTGAACTATAAATTCACGTTATTTTCAAAAAGTTATTAACAATTCTGAAACAGTATTGTCGGGATGGCAGGATTCGAACCTGCGACCTCCGCGTCCCAAACGCGGCGCGATGACCGGACTACGCTACATCCCGTATGTTGTGCCTAAAGGGATCGAACCTCTACTCTTCTGGACCAAAACCAGACGTGTTGCCAGTTACACCAAGGCACAATATAATTAATCCTCTTTTTTGTCTTTAAGATTTTTAATTAATTTTTCAAATTGTTTTGAAGTTAACCCTTGATTATTTAATGAAAAGGGTTTCCATGATACTAAAATAAGTAATAGAAATACTGTTCCAGCAAAATGCCAAAAAGATGAAAATATAAATTCTAAAAAGTTCATATATGTTTAATTTAATATTCCGTGTTAAAAAAGAATGTTTGAAATAGTCTGCCATCATTAAGACCTTCTCCAAAATAATCTAAAGAAGAATGAAATAAATCACCTCTATATAAAACAAGGCGATTATAAACATTACCTACCATAGCAGTCATATCCCATTTAGAAAAATCCCTACTATGTGGCCAACAGTGTTTGTTTAACCATTCTTCATCATGACTACCATTTGCTAATTTAGGTGGTCTCTCTAACCCAGTTTCTTTATGCCTAAATAATCCAGTACCTCCACCAGTAGGGGCATTAGGCGTTAAGTAACATACACCTGCCCACATGGTTGTATGATCAGGGTGAATCCAACTAGAATCATTTTTAGTTGTATATTGAAAGCATGAAGTATATTCAGATTCATACCATGTTATTTTACCACCAGCATTCTGTACTATACCTTGAATACCTTCTTTTAAGCCTGGCCAATCATGAAAAGTCTTTGTCCTTTGTCCTGGGTAATTACCTTTTACATTAAATTTTTCATTTAGTGCAAACTCGCGAACTCCATCAGGATCTTGATAAAAGTCATCTGTTATAATTAAGTTTGTTTTCATATTCTAATTTATTATATTATTTATTCTCATATATTATCTTTATCATCTGGTGTGTTTAAAAATAATAACTGCTTAAGTTTTTGCAAGTTAGTACATTTTTCGTATTCTTCAACACTTTCAAAATATTTTATTAATCCATTTATTGCTTCTACTTTAGATTCCATTGCATCCTTCCTTTTCAATATTTGACTAGGGTTATGCATCATCACGGCATATGAAAGATTCATAAACTCTTCAAAATCAGTTTGCTCTAATGTTAATAATAAACTTTTAATAAAGTCATCGTTAAACCCGTTGCCATAATTATTTTCCATTATGTTTATCTTTTATTTTTTGTATTAATTTTTTATCTTCATCATCTAAGTCTATTGGTATATCTACTATAATGCTTATAAGTAAATCGGAAAATGTAGATTGCTTGTATACTGGAAAGCCTTTTCCTTTGACTCTTAATACTTTTCCATTAGTAGTACCAGGTGGAATTGTAAATGTTATAGTTTTGTCAAAGCAATCAATACTTCCCTTCCCTCCTAATATAGCATCATAAAAACTTATATTCTTTATTGTATGTAAACCTTGGTTATCGACAAAAAAATTAGAATCATTAATAACTTCTATAGTCATGATTAGATCACCGTTAAGATCTTCGGTTTGTCCTCTTTGCCCTAATCCTTTTAATCTTAACTTCTGTCCACTTCTTATACCAGGTGGGATGTCAACCTTTATAGTTTTCATACCAATACCAACATCTCTGCTCGTACCGTAATAAGCATCGGCTAATGTTATTCTCAAAACACCAGTGGTATTTCTACCTTTCGCATTGTAACCATATCTTTGATTAAACGCACCAGCAAAATTTTGATTCTTTAATAAATCATCAAACATACTACCAGTAAAATCATTACCAAAATCAGCAAATGGATTATTTGCCATTTGATCATACTGATTTTTCTTTTGCGGATTACTTAGAGTTTCATATGCATCTGCAATCTCTTTAAATTTTTCTTCATTGCCTTCTGCTTTATCAGGATGATACTCTTTAGCTAATTTTCTATAAGCCTTTTTAATATCATTTTCTGATGAAGCTTTATCTACTCCTAATATGTTATATGGATCTTTCATTATTTCCAAAAAAGTTGTATACCTATTAAGCTACATGCCATGAATAATGATACTATAGTTTTTGTAGTAATGCCTTCACCGAGAAAATACCAGGTTAAAAATGTAAATGAAATAATACCAGAACCAAATGCTATAAATCTACCAGGCCAAAGTAAACCATCATAATACTCTACAATGAATCTTGTACCAAAAATAAGAATATAACTTATAGGTATTCCCATAACAATGGATACAAATAAAGGA